GTAAGTCTCTTGTAGGTATTATGGATAAGTTACATCATGCCAAGTATAGATATGGGTTCACAGGAACTTTAGATGGAACACAGACCCATAAATGGGTGTTAGAAGGGTTGTTTGGTCCATCATATAAAGTTATTGAAACTAAAGAATTAATGGAGAAAGGACATTTATCTGAATTAGATATACAGTGTTTAGTTTTAAAACATACTCCTAAGAAATTTGAAACATATGAAGATGAGATTCAATATTTAATTGGAAATGAAACAAGAAATAATTTTATATCTAAGTTATCAGTAGATTTAAAAGGAAACACTTTGATACTATACAGTAGAGTAGAATCTCATGGAAGGATACTTTATGATATGATAAATAATTTTGTTACCAAGGATAGAAAAGTATTTTTTATCCATGGTGGTGTGGATGCTGAAGATAGGGAAAAGGTAAGAGAAATAACTGAACAAGAAAACAATGCAATCATAGTGGCTTCATATGGAACATTCTCTACAGGCATCAATATTAGGAGGTTACACAACGTTATTTTTGCTTCTCCGTCTAAGTCTAGAGTTAGAAACCTCCAATCCATTGGAAGAGTTCTAAGGAAAGGAAAAGATAAAGTAAAAGCAAAACTTTATGACATTGCTGATGATCTTACTAGTGGAGCAAGGAAAAACTACACATTAAATCATTTCATTGAAAGAGTTAAAATTTATGCCCAAGAGCAATTTAACTATGAAATACTAACAATAGATATTAAGGAGAACAAAAATGATAGAAGATGATTTTTATGCTACACTCAAATTAAAATCAGGGGAAGAATTATTTGCAAGAGTATCTGCCACTGATGAAGGAGACAGAACACTACTTCTAGTGTCACACCCTATCATAGTAGAACAAATAAAACTAAGAGGTTCTCTAGGTGGTTATAAATTTGAACCATGGTTGAAGTCAACTCAAGATGATTTATTCATTATAAATCTAGATGATGTTCTTACCATGTCAGAATCAGATAATGTTGAAATGGTTATGTTCTATCAAGACTACATTAAAAAAGCAAATCAAAAAAGTCACACCAAATTAGATCAAACAATGGGGTATCTAACAACAGTGAAGGATGCTAAAGAAGCATTAGAGAAGTTATATAAATCAAGCTCTAATTAACCTTTAAACCCCACAAAGGTAATTGTAACTGATATTTAAGTACTTGTCAACGTTGCTTATTAATTGGTTATCTGTTATACTTAATTACAAGGCAAAGCAGTAATACTTATGGCTACACGTAGAAAAAGATCAGAACACTATGTTAATAACAAAGAGTTCCTTGCCGCCTTAGAAGTTTATATTGCCCAAGTACAGAGAGCAAAATTAAATGATGCAGATCCTCCACAGATACCAAGATATATTGGAGAGTGTTTTTTAAAGATAGCAAATCATTTATCATATAAACCAAACTTTGTAAATTACATGTTTAAGGATGATATGATATGTGATGGTATAGAGAATTGCGTTAGATATATCCATAATTTTAATCCAGAAAAATCCAAAAACCCTTTTGCATACTTCACTCAAATCATTTACTATGCATTTCTGAGAAGGATATCACAAGAGAAAAAACAACTAGAAATAAAGAATAAAATCCTTGAGAAGTCCAACTTTGATGAAGTGTTTGATTCAAATGATCTTGACGCATCCAATTATTCAGACTATAATTCAATTAAGGATGCTGTACATTCTAAGTTGCGTAATTAAATGAAATTGACTCAAGAAGTTCTTGATAAGATTCAAGAAGCTATGAACCATACTAAAAAGAATGGTGATATCAACTGGCAAGATGGTGATGAGATTGATGTATGTTTAGGAGGTACATTTGCTGCTGATAGATTCATTGTTATTCATAATAGAACAAAGAGTAGCACATCTAAGCATAACTTTATTAAATGAAGATAGCAATCATAACTGATCAGCACTTTGGGTGTCGCAAAAATTCAAAACTGTTTCATGATTATTTCTTGAAATTTTATGAGGATGTTTTCTTTCCAACTATAGAGAAAGAAGGTATTACTACCATAGTAGACATGGGAGATACTTTTGATAGTCGTAAAGGAATTGATTTTGCTGCGCTTACTTGGGCAAAGGAAAACTATTATGATAGACTCAATAAAATGGGCATTACTGTTCATACTATAGTGGGTAATCATACAGCATATTATAAGAATACAAATGAGATAAATGCAGTAAATCTTTTATTGAAAGAATATGATAATGTAAAAATATATTCAGAAGCACAAAGTATAAAGATAGATAATTTGAATATTCTTCTTGTTCCTTGGATCAACAGTGAGAATGAAAAGAAGACAATGGATATTCTTAATAAGTCAAATGATCCTGTTGTAATGGGTCATTTAGAACTGCATGGTTTTAAGGTAAATGATTATGTTGTAATGGAACATGGAACAAATATAGATCCATTTTCTAAATTTAAAAAGGTATATTCAGGGCATTTTCATACAAGATCTAATCAAGACAATATTTACTATCTGGGTAATCCTTATGAGATTTATTGGAATGATTACAATGATATAAGAGGATTTAATTTTTTTGATACAGAAACCCTAGAACATACACCTGTTGATAATCCATATAAAATATTTTATAAAGTATATTATGAAGATACACCATTCCAAACATTTGATACTAGAGAGTATGAAGATAAGATAGTTAAAGTTATTGTTCGTAAAAAATCAGATATAACTCAGTTTGAAAGATTTATTGATAAGATATATTCAGCAAATGTAGCAGAGTTAAAGATTGTAGAGAATTTTGATTTTAGTGGTTACTATGATACTGATAAAAGTTCATATGAATCAGAAGATACTCTTTCAATATTGAATAGTTATATTGAAGACTCTGAAGTTAATCTTGATAAAGCTGTTATTAAAAAAATGGTTGGTGAGATATATCAGGAGGCATGTGGATTAGTATAATGTATATTTTAACAATCAAAGGAAAAGAATCTAAAGGAGCATATTCTGTGGTTGATCAGGACAATGAGCAAGTTCTTTATATGTTTGAAGATAAAGATGATGCAACTAGATATGCATTACAACTAGAAGATCGTGATTATCCTCAAATGAGAGTTATGGAGATAGAAGATGAGATAATGATTAAATCATGTGAAGTGCATGGTCATAGGTATGCTGTTATCACACCTGATGATATAGTAGTTCCTCCAGAGAAAGGAGATGAATATGATCTTATTTAAAAAGATATCTTGGAAAAACTTCCTTAGTACAGGAAATCATATGATTGATGTTGATTTGAATGAAAATTCTACAACTTTAATTATAGGTGCTAATGGAACAGGTAAATCTACTATATTGGATGCATTGACATTTGTATTATATGGTAGACCTTTTAGAAAAATTAGTAAGAGTCAATTAGTCAATGCTACAAATGAAAAGGATTGTTTAGTTGAAATTGAATTCACAGTTAATACTACTGATTGGAAAGTAGTTAGAGGTTTTAAACCTAGTATATTCAAGATTACTAGAAATGGTGAAGAGTTAGATCAGTCATCTTCTCAACTAGATCAACAAAAATGGTTGGAAAAGAATGTTCTTAAAATGAACTTTAAATCATTTACTCAGATTGTAATATTAGGATCTAGTACATTTGTTCCATTCATGCAACTACAATCAACCAGTAGAAGAGAAGTGGTGGAAGATTTATTAGATATTAAAATATTCTCATCCATGAATAACCTTATAAAGGAAAAGATTCGTGGAGTCAAAGATGAATTAAAAACTCTTGAACTAAAAAAAGAATCTCTTAAAGATAAAGTAGAAATGCAAGAGAATTTTATAGAGGAAATAGAGACTAGAGGAAGAGAAGACATAAAGAATAAGCAAGAAAAAATTTCTACCTTGATAAGCGAGACAGATAGTTATGTTTTAGAAAATGAGGAGTATGAAACTCAAGTATCTGATCTTCTAAAGAAACAAGAAGAGTATACAGGAGCAAGTGATAAGTTGTTAAAACTAAACACTATTAAAGGAAAGTTGACTCAAAAGGTATCAACTCTTACAAAAGAGCATAAATTCTTCTCAAAGAATACAGTTTGCCCTACCTGCACACAAGATATTCAAGAAGACTTTAGAATAAATAAGGTGAATGACGCTCAATCTAAAGCACAAGAATTAAAGTCTGGTTTTGAAGAACTAGAAGAAACAATTAAAGCAGAACAACAAAAAGAGCAACAATTCACTGCAGTTTCAAAGGAGATTACTAAACTCACACATGGCATTTCTAAAAACAATACTAGAGTATCTGGATATCAACGACAGATCAGGGATCTGGAACAGGAAATTCAGAAACTTACCTCCCAACTTGCAAACAGAAATACTGAAAATGAAAAACTAGAGGAGTTTAGAACTAACTTACAAAAAACATATGAAAATCTAGGTGAGAAAAAGGAGAACATTTCTTACTATGATTTTACTTACAGTCTTCTAAAGGATGGTGGTGTAAAAACTATGATCATTAAGAAGTATCTACCATTGATAAATCAACAGGTAAATAAGTATCTTCAGATGATGGATTTTTATATCAACTTTA